TAAGCAACAATACAAGGTCCTGCTGCTCCACCTGCTGGTGCATCTTCAAAAGCTGGTGGTGATCCTGCTCCTGTAGAAGTTAATAGTTGACCATCTGTACCTGGACCTACTGCTACTGGATCTCCACTAGCATCATAAGTAATAATTTGACCATCTGTACCACCTGCCATTTTAGCAAGTGTTACTTGATTGTCTCCAATTTTACCTGTTGTTATTTGGTTATCTGCAATATCTGCAGTTTGGACACTATTATCAGGTAATCCACCTGCACTCAGTCCGGTGATTGTTCCATCACCATCAATTGTAATTGCCATAAGTTAAACCACCGTCCATACTTCTCCGGCACCAACGGTGACGGTTTTACCTGTTGCTACGGTTATAGGTCCGAAGCTACCTGCGTTTTTGTTATTTGTTATAGTATAGTCATCACTTACTGTTTGATCATTTTCCCAGAATACTGCATTACCTGATGGTCCTGTAGCTCCTCCACCAACAGCTCCCCAAGATCCACCTTGGTACCCTTCGAAGGAAGAGTCATCACTATTGTAACGGAAATCGCCGTTTGTAGGTGATCCTGGTCTTTGAGCAGTTGTACCAGATGGCATCTGTACTGAGGTAACATAATTATATATCACTTCACCAGTAACTGTACCACCTGATAATGGTAGTTTTGTTGTATCTACTAAAGCAGGTGAGGTGGCGTTTATCTGTGCTTGAATAGCTGCTGTTGTTGCAACAGTAGTGTTATCACCAGATCCACTTCCTGGCCAAGTTTCGCTGCTAGTGATTGTTTCAGTTGTATTATTCCAGTGTTCATCTGGGAATGACACAACATCTCTAGACGCTTCTTGTGTAGCATATAAAGTTTGGTCAAAGTTATCATTCAGATCTTGTGCTCTAACAGAGGAACCAGAAAAGAATGTTGATTTTTTCTGATTCGTATTAGTTTCTCTGTAAATTCTTACAGCTTGACCGTTAGTTGGGGCGGTATTGAATTGAACTTGTGTAGCACTGGCTAATGTATAGTGTGTTGAAATTGTTTTCACTACTCCATCAAGGGAGACCTTAATGTCTGTAGTATCGATATATGGAAATGTAAATGAATACAGCGCGTTTGATCCCGACGCTGTATATGTATTCTCTGTGACTGCCATAGTGTTACTTGTTTAGCATTTCTAGAATTTGGTTTGCCTCATTATATGCTGTTCTACTTCTTCCTGGATCTTCGCTTCTAAACGCCTCTGCTATCTGTCCTTGCCTTGCTGCTTCGATTAATTGTACAACATTTATATCTGATGATAACAATGCCCAAGCACGATTCCTAGCGTCTGTTATTGCTGCATGAATCAGTTTATTATGGACATATTCCATGGGATTAATACCCGGTTTCATCTTATGCCTGTTATTCTCGATATCGTTTTCCATTATTTCTATGGAACGTTGGACATCTGGTCTTCGAGCAAGTCTCTCTAATGTAACTTCTAAATTTTGAGAACCGATAGCTTTCTGAAATTTCGATCTAATTGTATTTTGATCTGCTAAAGAAATACCATCAGGAGAAGTTTCTGTAATTAAACCTATATTATATTGACTACGGAATAAGAACTTACGACCTGGTGATGGATCAAAATTTATATTTACCGGACTGAGCATATTAAACAGTCTGGTAGGGAAATCATGGTCTCTAATAGGTTGCCCATTTAGGATATCATATTTAACAGGAAGTCTATTACCTTCTTCACCGAAGTATTCTAATAATTGATTTCTGTTACGAACAGTATTTTCAAAATCTGAATTAAGTTCCTTCATATAAGGATTGAATAGTTTACCCATTTCATTCCTTAATGTTCCATAAGGTAATACATTATTCAGTATATTAGCACCTATACGTTCTAGTTTCTTAGGATTATCGCTAAATAAATCTGTTAAAGATGTCATACCTTGAAGATATGTTTTAGTAACCATGCCTTTTGAAAGTACTAAAGCAGAAGCAAGAAGACCTCGTTCAACGTATTTATTACCTAATAGACGTTGGTTATCTCCTAAATTTGCGATAAATGTTAACATACTATTAAATGGTTCTAAAGATTCAAAACCAATCCAAACACCACCTAATTTAATTGAATTCGGTTTCCAACCGGCAGCTTCCCAAGATCTCCTCTCTGCCATACTAGCAGGACCTTCACCAGTTAATTCACCATTCATGTATTTCTGCGATGCCATGAATATAATACCAGAACCCATTGCTAATCTACCCATCTGTAGATCTTTAGCGTTTTTCAGTTCTTGTGCACTCTCTATACCATATTTAACAACACCACTTAGATTATCTGGAGTTGCTCTTGCGATATCTCTAAATTCTTCAACAAATAAATTGAGACCTGGAGTATGCTTCATGGTCAATTCTAAACCATTTATACCAGTTCTAGCGAACAGGTGGAACGGTTTAAGCATAGGATAAGTAGAGAATAAAGTATCTAACGATCTAGCAAAACCAGTTAAATCTTTAGTAAGTGTAACCTCACCTCTAGCATACTCTAAATATTTATCGTTAACAACACCTGTCTTAGGATTAAATATATCAGATTGTAATCTGGATTCATATTCTCTAATTAATTCAGGAGTAATTTCAGGAATAAGTCCTCTAGATTGAGCATCCATTGCACCCTGCAAAGCTTTACTCCTAGAACGTGCTCTTGCTAAAATCATAGTAAAAGCATCATCAGTTGAAGCGAGTAACTTCATGGTATAATTAAACCAATTAGAGTTATTCATCCAACGAGCTGTATTAGTTAATTGGAAAGCAGCTTGTTCACCAAGAGTAGCTGTCCCACTATCTTCCGCCCAATATCTCATTAAATCCCACTGTTGATCATTTAATGTATATTCAGCATATCTACTCTTAACTGTAGATAATTCTCCAGCCCAATATCCGTTTAAACGTTGTTTGAAATACTCCCACGAGTCTGGTATAGCTTGTCTCATAGCATTGATTTCTGCTAATCCATTCCTTAAGGAAGAATCATCAGTAAATCCAGTCATAAGGTATCTACCAGCACCTCCTAGTATATTCGCAGTAGGTCTTAAGAACGTAGCCGTAGATGTACCCATAATTGCCCTGAGAGGGGTCTTAGGACCACTTAGGATACTATTGATCATAACACCTTGAAGTTCTTTTATAATCGCTCCTGTTGCCCTCTGACCGTCAGGTGTAGTAGATCCTACCAACTTCTTCTGCATATAATTACCAAAGTCCTGCCAATTATTAATCTTATGGGACATTGACATAGCTTCTAAGAAAGCATGTAGCAAATCATCTGTCGGAGATTGGTACGCTAAATCAAACATTAAATCAGTTTGGTTTTTAGATGCATTATGTATTTCAGTTAATCTTTCATCTATAAGTCGTCTACCGCCTTTCTGTGCTTTCAATTCTAAATACTCTGGACTATTAAGGAATTGAGAACGTTTAACTTGTTCTAAACCTACAATAAGATTATTTCTGATATAAGATATTGGACCATCTATCTGCTCAATGTTTGTTACATCTATTAATTCTCTAGCAGCAATTGCTCTATTACGTAGTTGTTTGAATAAAGACTCTTGTATTAAATTAGCAGCTAAAACATTCTTCGTAGACCATACATTGAAATTATCTTTAGTATCAGCGTTTTCGAATAATGGACGCCAGAAATCTTCAGGAGATAATTCAGCAGCCTCACGACCACCAATTACTTCTTGCATACTTTCAAATGCTTCTCCATATACAGACTGAAGTGTCTGCCCTTTAGCTTCTAATTCTGATAAGACTCTTCTGTAACGTACATCACCAAACAATTCTTTAGCAATTGTATCGATTATACCTGTTCTACCAGATCCTACTTCAGCAAGTGCTTCTGCAGCAGCTGGTGTTATAAGACTATCTGTAGACCCTTGCTCCATAGAAGACCATTCATAGGTCATTCTTTTTATTGCTTTAGTACCATCCCATGCACTTCCAGTTGAATTAGGTGATCCAACTCCAAACTCAGCAGATTGTTTGTTTAAATGACCACGAGGACCTGGACTACCTGTTTCAGTCTGTGCTTTTTCTACTACCTGGTCATTGATACTTTTCTGGTCTGTAGTTAATTTACGTTGAGCACGTTGTACGTTATCCTCATTAGGAGGTGTCCATGTACTAAACCTTTTCGGACTCTTTTTAGCAACTTTAGCCATCTCAGCAATCTGTGTTTCAGGTGTTAATTGATCAAAATCAATACCCTGATTAAACAGTCTTTGACGAGTAGCTTCCATGAGATTTAAATTTACAAGTTCTTTAGCAGCTTTCTCTGCTTTAAGAATTTTGTCAGATTGAATGGTATCTACTTGTTTGAGAACTTCATTAGTAGGATTGTTAGCTTTACCTTTAAGAAGTCTAACTCTACCAATAGCTTTAACAGTACCTTCAAGAGGAATACCTAAAGTTACACCCTCACATACACTTTTTAAAGTTGTTATTGTTGGGTGATCAGAATCATTCGTAGTACACGGTGTATCAATAAAACCGAAACGATCTCTTAATACTTGAAGTCCATTAGAATCTTGTGAATACTCTGAGAATAAGTCAGAGAATGCACCAACAGAAGCACCTTTAGCTATCCAATTAGAACTTGCTACAGTCCATTGAGCGATCTTTGCGGCCCATCCTGTACCCTTAGCAACAGCTGATCCCCATCCAACGATAGGTATAGCCATTGTACCAAAGTGAACACCAGTCCTTATAAAATTTCCCCACCATGTTTTAGTGATAGGATTTAATTCGCCACCAACGGGATTAAATTGAGGTGTATACTTCCCTTTAGTTCGGATCTCGTTCATCATCTCACCTGACGCTATATCAACAGCACGTTCAGGTAATGTAAGATAAGAACTTACTGTATCTCTAGCACCGCCTGTAAAGGCATTCTTTAGTTCTGTGAGGTTCTCTCTCAGACCAAATTGACTTGCCTCTTTAGTTTCGTGTGAATTTAATAGTTCAGCTTTACGTGCTTCTATTTCTGCAGCGTTAGTTTCAGATTCTTGTATGGTTTGTTGTTTTTCAGCTTCAACCTCATCTAGGTACTCGCCGATAGTTGCGCTTCTGTCTCTATGAAACTGTGCATCATAGAGCGGATTTTTATTAGTTTCAGTCATTATCCTACAGTATCCTCATCAAAAATTGTTGGAATCATTATTGGAGTGTGAGGTAAGTCAGTAGTATCTACATCCCAAATATCGGTATTATAGTGTAATAACAATATCCTCTGTAATATACCAACATTGTCTTCAGTGATTTGAGTTGTTTTTTTAATCCCGTGTAAACGTTGTAAATTGTTGGACCATTGAACTACATCAAACTGGTCTATTGCTCGTCCACTTTGGACGGTTAAAGCGCTGATCAAAGCTTCTTGGTTTATACCAAGTTCTGTTAATAATTCATCAGCTGGGACTTCACCAAAATTACGTCCTATTAGTTTTTTACCTGGAAATTTATTACTAAGTTTATCGAATATTACTTGATTTTCAGATGATAAGTTGTAGTAAGGTTCAACCGTGTCTGTCGTATGATAAGGTAATGGTTTGATTGTATCGGTTTTGATATCAGCTGCTTCTAATTGCCAATCAAGAAGTCTTCGACCAGACCCAGCACGAGTTGTCCTGACTAAGTTCTCCCAAGTTTTATCGAAAAATAACTTACGCATTCCATCCTCTGGATCTACATACATAAAGTCTCCAGTTATTACATCGTGTATGTTACCGGTAAATCCTCTCTTCTTAAGGTTACTTATATATTCTTTTAAGTATTCTATCCTAGTTTCTACTCCACTAAACACACCTGCACTAGCATCACCACCGAATGATTCAAATTCGTCATGATGGGTCTTACTTAGATTTAGTTGTTGTGTTAGTAAATCTGGTTTTACTTCAAGTTGAGACCAATTGTCTTCATTTTTTAACCACTCTTGGGTATTAGTGATAGCTTGACTTCTAATGTCCGCTGGGTCTGCATCGTCACCAGATTTATGTAGTAAACGTTCGTATTCTCCTAGGAAATAGTTATAAGCATTTTTACCTGCCCAATCTTGTTCTACGCCTAAAACAGCAGTTCGATGAAGATTTTTCTTTAAAATACCGTATTGCGTTCCAAATTTTGTTTGGAGTGTTCCTCTTTCTTTATTAGTTATTGCAAATTTGGCATCTTTATAGAAGAAAGTTTTTACATCCTCATGTTCAAGCGCTTGAGGCGGTGCACCCATTTTTAAATAATCTTCACGATTTAGTAATCCTGCTGTATCACCTTTATCTTTTTTAATTCTTTTTACCCAGTCATCGATGCTTAATCCTAATTCAGTCGGTAACTCATCTCTTATTCTTAACGCTAAATCGCTCGGAGTTCCGTAACCTCTTTCAGCTAATGTTTTTACAAATTCTTGTAATTCTACTTCACTGAGTGGTCCGTTCTGTTCAACGTGCAACCTTACTGCTTCTAAAGCAACCTTTATACCGTTTTCAATGTTATCTTTTTTTAACTTATGCCTTACACGTGCTTGCGACATTGCTTTATCTACGTACCCTATCTCATTAAACAAACCACCATACAATTCACTCATAGCTTTTGTCTTGCCTTTAGCTACGCCACGGTGATCTTCATGTCCAACTGGAGCATTATATATACCAAGTACTTCGATTAAATTTGCACCACTTCCTGACGGATCGGTGTCGTGGAGATAGAGTACGTGATTTAATTTTTCTCTTAATGAATTCTTTCGCTTTTCAGTTTCATTTGCACCAGGAAATGTTTCAAAATCAAGATCGACTTCACCTAATAGCTGGGAAACAGTCCAACGACCACCCTTACCGTGGCCTATTTTCATAGTTGTTGCTGTTTTATTCCTTCTATCCGTTATAAGATTGTTGTATAGATTCTTCTTATGATTATCGTTTTCCTGAAAAGCAACTGATTTATAATGTGCATCCAACGATGGTTGCACTTTTGTCATCATTGTTTCGAAATTACCATTGGTATAGTCAAGAAACTTTCCGCTTAAGTCAGCTGATATACGACCCATGAATTGATTATGGATCTTCATTCTTACAGAACCAGTATTCTTTCCACCGTTGGCTCCGTCTGGACTAGCGTACCATTCATTATATGATTGGTTTTCTATATTATATGTTTCACCATTTGGGGCAGTTCCTGAAAATGAAAACTTCTTTTCCTGCAGTTGATTATGCATGTGTGGAATAGCAGCAACTTTATCTCCTAATTCAAATTCATTTTGAGCATGTTTTCTCCAACCACCTGCTTCAATGTATGCATTTGCTAATTGAACAGAACCACTTTCTTTATTAACTATTTCGTGGAATCCCTCAATAAATGTCCGATAAGCAACTGAATCTTTAGGTTCATCTAAAGCTTTAAGATTATCTATATAATATTTATAAGCTCTAGGATTATTACGTTTGAATTCTAAGTTCTGAGCGTAACCCTGTTTAAGTTGGTTCTTTTTACTGATCTTCAAATACTGCATCACTAGACTTTCTGCAGCCTCGGAAAATTGTGTCCACTGATTCAAGTCATCAGCTTCGTTTACTCTAGTGACTTCTGCATTGTGCTTTGCAAGCATTTCATCTTGCTGATGCGCAATTTGCATCCAAGCAAGATTAGAGTCGCCAGTAGCTTTATAACTGGCGAGCTCGGTATTAGCATTTTGCCTTATAGATGCAAGTAGTGGTTCAGATGCAGCTTGAATATCAAACGGTTTGAATGGTTCAACTTCTGCTTGTGGAGTAAACTTTGTTTGATCAGCCGAACGGTATTTAAAATTTGTTTGTGTCATGCTTTATAGTTCGACTAAGATTTTACTGTTTCCATCTTAACATCAATCATACCATAATTGATACCAAGATAACCATTATCCATTTCAACTACAGCTTCAGGTTTCTTCATTAAGACCTCTTGTGCCATAGCACCACGGTGTTTAATTGTTTCACCTATGTAATTGAATTCAAAGATATTTATACCGGAAGAAGATTTACCGACATGTTTGATATTCTCTTTCAATTCAGCGTCACTAGCAAGTGATGCAGCTCCAAGTCCTAGTTGAAGTGCTTGTGATGCGGAACTGAAGAAGTCTCCGAAACCAATACCAGTGTTAACCTGTGCAGGTCCAACTTGATTGATTATATCAGGACTACCCATTCCAGGTAGTTTCAACTTTGGAGTAATAGCGATCTTCGTCCAAGCTTGATAATCAGCATTTGCATGTTGACCTTTAATACCACCCAATCTTTGATTAAGTGCTGATCTAGCACTATCAAGAGTTTTATCAAATTCAGCTTGGTCTCGACCAAATTCCCCAAGTGAATTAATTAAATCAGATCTTTCTCTAGATTTATTAACATTCATACCTCCACGTGCTCGTTGTGAACCTTGTACCTGTACTAACTCTTTAAACATTTTCTGTCTGTTTAAAGCAGCTTGTTGCATTCTTTCAATGTGTTGGAACTTCTCAGCTGAGTAAGAGCTATTCGCAGCGTCACGATTGATCTGTAACTGATCATCATAAAGATCGAGCTTAACTCCAAATTCCTCTCTGATATACTCATTTTCAATACCAGTCATTATAGCCTGATATTCCTGAGCATATGCTTGTTGAGCAGCTTGGTTAGCAATCTGTTGTTGTTGTAACTGATATTGTCTATCAGCTTCACGTTTTTGGGATTGTTTGGCTTCACTCTTTCCGAATAAACTGCCTAACATTCCTAACCCACCAACAACAGCACCTGTTATTAGACCACCTGCCATAATTAATTACCTCCTTTATACACGACTGTAGAATTTGTTATTATACTTACCTTCCCAAGTCATGCCTAAAAGACTTACTGGTAATGGCGTATCACCTACTATACTAAATGATATATTTTCATTACGTTGGAAAACAGGTACTTCATGTACACCTTCAGCAGCCATAGCAACGTCATTGGCTGTATAAGTATACGGTTTTATAGCACTAATTGTCTGAGATCTATCTGGGATACCAATTAGATTAATGTTATATTTTATCGGACCACTAAGTCCTGTTGACACTTTGATTCTATGTATAATTAAATCAGATGTATAATCACCCTTTCCTTGTTCCTCTCCACCACGTTGATAATATAGTTTAGGTAAATCAACTGTCATAGTATAAGTATATCCAATAATAAGGTTTTTACCTCTATAATCTCCATCAATTTCTACATACTCATTAGGTGCTGAACCGATCACAGAAGGGTATAGGATAGCACCAACGGACGCTTCAGTTGCACCAAGGGTACCTCCAATATAACCACCTAACGCAACAACAGCTAATGTTTTACCTGTATGATGTGTAAATGGTAGATAGACTTTAGTCTTTTCTGTAGGTTCATCATAGACTCTATATGGATTGATATTATACATATCCATACATACGTCAGTCTTTTCACCAGTAGGTAGGGTAAGGAATCCTTCTTCACTAGCCTGTCTAAGGTCAAAAGATACAACCGATATATTTGTACCGTCACTTATAACAGCGTAGAAAGTACTCTTATCAAAGAATTGATCAATAAGATTACCTGTTAAATCCCACTTATACCATGTAGAAGCTATCCTTTTCTCAGCAGTTTGGTAGAACCGATACTGATACAAAGTCGTTGAACCGACTGTACCTAGAGATATCATACTCATACCTGGTGAACCTGTTACATTATCTATAGTAGATGGTACTAATTCAGGTACAATCCCTGTAGTATTAAATGCAGTAGGAGGATCAGTAGTACTTATATTAGCAATTTCAAATAACCTTGCGTACAGAGGTGTCTTAGACACAAACGCTAAAGATGTACCTAAATTTAAAGCAGGTATATCTGTATCACATTCGTAGTCAGACAGTGTATTAACTTTAGAAGACTCAGGACTCAAAATATCTGAGTCAGTTGATAATAGGAATTGTTCAGTATCACTAAACATAACCAAACCAGCACTTGTAGTCTTAACATAATTAAGAAACACAGGTTTAGTTGAAGATGCTGATATATCTATAGGATCGTCATCCGCAGAAACTTGAGCAGATGTTCCCCAAAAATCATAGAATGATCCTGCTTTACTTAATATAACATTCGATCCGCTTAAGAATCCAAAACGGTTTCTAAAGAAGAACATGTTTCTTATCGTAGTACCTATAAATGAAGGTTTTTCATTAGTTACTGAATCACCTACATCTCTATTTTCCCATGCAATAGACTGGTATTTAAACGAACCGTCAGTTTCACGAGTTATTAAATGAGGCATTGTTGCTGGATCAATCTTATATTGAATAGCAGGTTCATTAGATTCAACCCACGCACCAGCACCTGATGAATAATCAGTAGCTGATGATGAGAACTCAAACCAGCAATCATCAGCATCAATATTAATACTATTAATTACTTTTACTTTATACTTATGTACACACTCTAACGGTAGAAGACTTGAATCTGATAGTTGATTAGTGAAACAATATATAGCATTAGATTGAGGACCACCACTAGATGTAATTGAAGTTACAAGTGTTATGTGTATACCCGCACCTACTGCAGTCGCTACACAACTAGCAGCAGCTCCACCTGCACTGTTAATAGCAGTAACTAAATTAGATACAATAACAGTAGCATCAGCATCGCCTGCACTAGAATCTTGTGCTGTCGTATAGTCAATCGTAACTCCATTTAACTTGATTTCATATTTAGAGTTATAAGATGATATAGCTACAACAACAAATGCATCAGTCGAAGCGGGATCTGTTACATCATCAGTAAAAGAAACTGTTTTATTTTTATTCAATACATACGTATTATCATTCAGTGTTACCAGTTCAATATCATCTGCAGTTGCTCCACGTAAGTATCCGTCATCTGGTAAACCAGGTATAACACATGCAGTGACTTCTGAGTCATAATTACCTTTAGCAGTAGCTTCAGCAGTTACAGCATTATTATAATTAGTTTGGGCAGTACCCATTGCAGTTGTGGTTGTGGTTAACGCTGCATCAGTGTGACTAGGAGCAGCGACTTCTATCAGATCATATAATTTAAAACCATTCGATGCTAGTGTTGGGTGTTCAGAAGTTCTATCTTGACCTTTCTGCCAAGTCAACTCTGTTACTTTATACTTCGCAGAATCTATAGTAGCAACAGGTAGTTGGGCGTTACCACCTCCTCCACTAATTGTAATCACATCACCAACTGTATAAGTATCACCAGGGTTATTAACAGTAACACCTGTTATCGGACCTTGGACAGTAGCAATAGTTGCTGTTGCACCATTACCGTGTAGTTCAGAAATCGGTATCGTACACCCATTACCATGAATAGCAGTGACTGTTAGTTGAGCATTACCGCCGCCAGTTGAAATAGTAATTACTTCATCTACAGCGTAATTAAGTCCATCATTATTAATCGTGGCGCTTGTGATAACACCACCAGTTGTTACAATATCAACAGTTAATCCAGACCCTGAACCACTAGAAGTTGTAGCTACTCCAGACCCGTCTGAGTACCCAGTACCTCCAGTAGATAAAGAGCTAAGAGCTTTTACACCACTTGCATTGGCGTTAGTAATTGTAACAGTATCACTCGCAGTATAATTAAGTCCGTCATTATTAATAGCAACTCCAGTAACAACTCCAGCAGTAGTTGTAAGGTTAACAGTTAACCCTGATCCACTTCCTCCTGATGTAGCAATACCAGTTCCATCAGCGTACCCAGTACCTGGAGTGGTAATAGGTCCAAGAGTTTTAGCACCTGTTGCATTTGCATTTGTAATGGTTACTACGTCACCAACTGTATACCCAGTACCAGCTGTATGGATAGCAGGGGTTGCTTGTACTACACCACCAGTTACTGAAAAATTAAGTCTCAAACCAGATCCTGTGCCACCGGTTGTGTTGATCCCTGATCCTGCAGCGTAACCTGTGCCACCAGATGTATGTGTAATCGTCTGAGGTATTCCTACATTAACTGTAGTGTTAACTGTTAAACCGGACCCTCCAGCAGGAGAGACTGATGTTCCTACAGCAGTACCGTTTGTATATCCTGTACCACCAGTTGTTATAGCACCGAACGTTTTGACAGCTGCCGGTCCGACTACTGTAACAATTTCATCTACTTTATAACCAGTTGTCGATGTATTACCACCACCTGATCTGACAATTTTAGTAGTACCTATAGTAATTACAATAGATACACCTCCTCCATTACCTATGGAAGAATCTGCAATTGTAATTGTTTCGCCTGCATAATAAGCAGTACCACCTCTCACCAGAGTAATGGTTGGTATCCCGTCTAAACCTACAGAAATATCAAACAATGCTCCAGTACCTACTTTACTTGATGTACCAGATATGTCTGTATATTCTCCACGTTTTCTATTAGCATCAGCTACACCGTTATGGGTAAACGTTGCTACCTCATTAGTGTCAGCAGGAGTTACTAAATCCGCAAGACTACCAGTAGAATTTGAAGTAACGTTGAGTACTAATTCTGTACCATTAGCATCAGATGTAGTAGCGTTACCTAACTGTACTACTCTGAGTCTAGCATTACCACCTCCTCCTGAGACAGTTATTTCGTCATCAATATCATAATTATTTCCAGGTGCATTAACAACAGCTGCTGTAATAGCACCAGCTACTACAGTTGTAGTAACTGTTAAACCAGTACCACCGCCTGTTGTAGCATTAGCTGCAGCAGCAGTATACCCACTACCAGCTACTGTTACTGCTAATTTATAAACAGAACCAGGTAATACTTTATCAATTCTTACTTGTCCTGAAGTACCTCCTGCTACAGTTAAAAGGTCTCCGACTCTATATCCCTGACCAATAGCATTAATTGTTGCTGTAGCAAGAGCTCCGGCAGAAACAGTAGTAGTTAACGTTAATCCACTACCCGATCCTCCAGACGTTGTAGCAGCAGCAACTGCACTATAACCAGATCCAGCTGCAGCAATGTGTAGTAGATTAGCTGGTCCTTTACCAATAGCTGAGGAGTATCCATCACCATTTTCAGTTTGTTCTAACTTATAAACAGGTGATGTTATTACATTGTCTGATGTACTAACAACGTTACCATCCTTTTTAACTGTATAAGCATCGTCAGCAGACTGTTGTAAAATACCTGTAGTTAACACCTCATCTGTTGTACCAAGGTTCTCATCATAACTTTGGGCAGTTAACCATGTTTGAGACTTAGTATCACTTTGACCATCATTCGATTCAGTAAAGGCAGATTGAGATGTATTCAATGTTGTCAGTTTACTTGCTGTATCTGCTATTGCAGTATTATACGCTGTTAAATCAGTTTGTAAATTAGTAAGATTACATGCACCTGGGACACCTGTAGAATCTCCCATATCTACTTTTCTAGGATTACCGTCTATCAAACTCCATATACGAAAAGTGTCATCTGCATACTGTCCTACATATTTTTCATCTGCACTTCTAAGTATAGAAAACCACTTACCATACGTTCCAGTTGTAGCAACTGTAATTGTAATATTTGGAGCGCCTCCTCCACCTAATCCTGCGTCAGCAACAGTCAACTCATCTCCGACTAAATAACCTTTACCACCTGAGGAAAGAGAAACACTCAAACCAACCGCAGCATGTACCGTTGCAACTGTTATAACAAGAGCAGCTGCACCTCCATTACCAAGGGATGAGTCTGCAATAGTTATTGTTTCAGCAGCAGCATAACCAGCACCACCTGTTTTACTTGTTCTAACATCAAGCAAGACGTTAGGCCTTCCATCTGCATCAACGACAACTTTAAAATCAGCGCCAGTACCAGATGCACTACCACCAGCGTTTGCTATATAATATGTACCTGCAGTACGGTTTGTAGCAGACACACCGTTGTGTGTGAATGTGTTGACTTCTCCTACAGCAATAGCATGTATGTTAAACGTTGCACCAGAACCACTACCACCAGTAGCAGAGACAGACACATATCTATTTACAGTCCGGCTTGCATGTCCTGTACCGTTATGAGTAGAAGAAGCGATAGTTGTACTAATATCTTCTGCATTATATAAGTCGCTTACAAACTTACCTCCAGGTCTTTTTAACATTCCCAAAGCATAGTCTGGGTATGTATTAATAGCGTCTTTTAGTTGAGTGGGGATTTTTTTCTTATCTGGTTGTTGTGATATTCCATTTAAAAATGTAGGAATATTTTGTTTAATCGTGGTCATCTTTGCAATGCATGGAAAGGTTGATAACTATTATGGTAATTCTCTTTATCCTTCCAACCGAAGATAGAGTAATCACCTTGCTGTGTTTCATGTTCTAAAGCAGCAGCTCTAGATTCAATTTCACTTTTCTCTAATAATGCGTATAAAGTTTGATCGCCGATCATTCTTATAGCACATAAGCGAGCTGCTCTTGCAGTTATATATGCTTGTACAGCAGGTGGTATCTCACTAAATTCCCAATACCATATAATATCACAAACTAATTTACGTGGATCTGAACCATCTTTCCATTCAAAGGTGTGTTCATGTTTATCATATAAATATCCGTCACGTCTAACAGGATCATAATCATCATAATACTGATCTGTATGTGTATCTATGGCTAAGGCATTAGTAGGGTAGGCTATTTTAAAAGTTACTGAGTCTGCCTGTAACTCATAATGTTTCTCTGTGTTAAAAGACCATCCATCTGATTGTACAATTTTGTTGACTTCTCTAAGTGTGTTAAGAGCTATAGCAGTTTCAGGGTTTTGAAGGTCTAGTGTGGTGACAGGAGCCTGTCCCACTGAGCTTAATATTTGATTAACAGCATCCAGTTCTGTGGACACAGCATAAGTAGGATAGGACATATGAATTTATGTGAATAAAAAAAAGGAGGGTCGTTAAACCCTCCCATTCGTTTTTTAAGTACGGGGAGTTGCAGTACCATTGGCATATCTTCCACTATCTGTTTCAATAGTAGCAGTGTTACCGTAAGCAAACCGCAAGTTGCACGTCTCTGAATAAACTTCAGAGGAAGGTGCTCCTGCAGTCTTCTGTGTTTGAGATACTGACCACCTCAATGCGGTGGTCTTGTTAGCAGTGAAGTCGTTACCAGCAAGGGTACCTGAAACGGTAGCCTGTGGCAGAATAACTACACCGCCTCCGGTGTCTGCGGTAACTGCATCAATTTCAGCTTTAGTAGGACCGGAAACCCCGTTGTTCCCAGCTACAGCTACATAATTTAAAGCCATGATTTATTAATTTTATGAGCAACCAGGAGTTGCAGATAGGTTACAAGAACCTGTAGCAACTGCAGTTCCAGCTGCGATTTGTTTAGCAGTTGTACCGTTTGAATCAACAGTCCAACCAAACTCCAAAGGAGAGAATGGGTTGACAGTTACAGAAGTAAGTCCACCAATACCAATCGTTAGTGTTTGTGTTCTGTTCTTACCAGGTGCGACAGTCATAATACACCTCCCACTATACTGCTTGCAGTTCGATTGCAGCAGCAGGGTTAAGAGTTGCGGCACCCATAGCCAAACGGCCTAGGATTACATCGCCTTGATAAAGTACGGACACATCCCCTGAAGTCACTTGGACTTGAGGACCGATTGCTTCTACAACACCTGCAGCGTCTTTCTGATAGATAAGACCAGCATGATTGGTGAAGGTACCAGAGTAGTCATTGTTCTCACCAACTTGTGAAGTAACAGCACCTGCCATGAAAGGTAGGTTGTTAGAACGTCGGATTTGAATTCCAGCAATCTCATAGAGACCTTCGCCGGAGTTTAGATTACCCTGCTTATTACCGTAGTCACGGTTCAGGATGTTAGTAGATACCTGAGAGACTAGAGCGTAGTACTGGCGAGGTGCGAGTACTGCTGTGCGTCCTTGCTTAGGTACATTCTTTTCATCGAGTACAGCAGCTGCTTCGAAGAAGCCATCAACTAAATGTTGAGCGCTGTATTCGTTACCTGCTCCAAGTTTGATGACAGTACCACCTGGTTCTGGACCTGGTGATGCGGTAATTGGATGTGCAGACTGAGCTGACTTAGCAATTTGACGGAAGATCTTCTTGTCATATGCCTCAGCGAGGGCATGACCAATCTTCTTGGAGATCTCTCCACGTAGGGAGTAGTGAGCCAGTGTTTCATCTAGGTCATATACAAATGCACTAGAAATGAGAAGGTCGTCACAGACGATGGTCTTCTCTGCTACTGGAGGATCACCCGATCCAAGGATTGGTTCACCTGGGGTATGGTATGCAGCTTGCATACGTCCCGTGAAGATGAACTGTAATGATTTTCCGTTCTTGAGTGTACGACGTTGTACGGTATCACGTGCAATCGTAGCAGACTCATAAGCTTTGAACAGCTCTCCGCTAAACAGTTTTAAATAGGTTGCGTACTTGGTATCATAAGCGTTAGAACCAGAGGTACTGGTCACCGCCTTATTTAAGGTACCTAATACGGTTTGCGTGGCATTAGCCATTGTTTGTTAGAGAGTATAATTTGACAACTCTCAAGCTTGAGAAAATTTTTCGCGTTTTATATTTGTGGTCTATCCCACCGTCTAGACAGCTTAAGGGTATCCACCGCAGTGGGCCAAAAGCCAATGAAAGAGAGGTCCGACTCTGAGGTGCCTCTCCTCCTGAAGTATTTAGAACTTCTTGATTTCAACGTGTGTACCTTCGAGTACAATTGCAGGTGCAGCGTTATCTGCATACTGTGCGAATTGTAAACTAACAGTACCAGCTGTAGCACCGTTTTCAATTACTACATTCCAATCCATGTAACCAGCTGTTCCAGCAATGTTAAATTCATTTACAGGATCAGCAGCTGCATCTATATCATTAATGTCATCACCGTTTGGATCGACTCCAGTGGCTGCTGAATTAATTGATGTAACAGTCGGTGTATCTAGTTTAAATTTAATTCTACCAGTTGTATTCTGATTCCAATGTATGGAATATTTAAGAAGCAACCTTTCGTATTTGCCAATTGCAATGTCCAAAGGTGTGATTGATCTATAAGTATCACCTGCAGAAGATGCAGCTGTTTGGTCACTAGCAGGACCATATCCAGCATTATCTGTTTCCCACTGTTCAGCAAGTACTTTTGTTTCCCAGATAGGAGAACTATAGACTACTCCACCTGTGGTGGTATTAGCATGATAAGGCATGTGTTTAAAATGTTATGGGTTAATCGATCTTACGTAGTTCCGCTACGCAAGTATCTAATAGTTTTCCGTGGTTTCGCACGGTGGACAGGATCTACAATGCTGATGTTCAGTCATGTGTAGTCCTTCTATAAAAATAAAGAACCCCCAGAAACAACCAAAAGATTGCTAATGGGGATTCAAAGAACTTCATTTAGAAGTTATACTTGGCACCAAGTTTGGTACCCCAGGCGTTGTCTGTATCACCTTCAGCGGTGAGTACACTAACTTCTCCGTAGAAGTTCAAGTTATCTGTAGCGTCTATACCAAGACCAGCTTTCCCTGACAACTGAGTGTCATTGTCTGTTCCGTCTACCGCTACGATAGCTGGACCTCCTTGGATATAATAATTTACCGTATCAGATAAATTATCTTCATAACCCACATGTAAATCTGTGGTTGAATTTGTATAGTCAGATCCGGTGTAAGATGCGTTCGATTCTACGTTCACGTAGGGTCCGGCGATTGCCGCGCCTGCGCTCGTAAACACCGAAGCGAGGATCAAGGCTATTCTTTTCATTGAAATAAGTTAAATAGTTTTCGTGTAAGGCACGCCGCGATACTTTAGTTGAGTCTTTTTTTGCATTGACTTTCTCCTTAGTACCACACCCCCGTTCCATGATGTGGTTTCATGCGTTCCATAAAGGAATGAACGGACGCGACTGCCTGTGGCTTCTACTGGTTCGACTACCGAGCCGCCTTGTTTATTAGCAGCCAGGGCTGCCAGGACAAGCGTTAGCTACTGCTACAACATCTTCGACGCCGTAATCATTTACCGCATCGTTATGTGTTGAGTTATTAACCTGTTGATTATATCCAGTGATGAACCATTTATCACCAGATGTATTCACTTTATATACAACTTGGTTATTTCCTATAAGACTGTTATCGTGGTCATAACCAACGTTGCCGTGACTTCCATCTCCTCTTGCCATAATTAATACTTAGTGAGTTTTCTTATGGGTGATTTTTTATGTGCTTTAGAATTTAATTTGAGAACGTTCTAATTTATTATATACATCTTGTCTGTACGCAGGATCATCCTCATAACGTGGATCACTCATAGCACGGACAACTTCTTGTTGACTTCTAAATCCATCAACAGCTTCAGCTGGTTTACCTTGGATCATTTCTCCATCATATCCTACAGAATCTTGGTATCTATAATACAATGCTTGTAGTGCAAAGTTAATACTATTTAAATCTCCAGACTCTAAGGCGCCGTCGTATGCTTGAATCTCCTCAGTCGTGAAATTATTCTCAGCCCACTGAGTCATCTCTCTGTAAGCATCTGCACCACCGACTGCGTTCTGTATCTCACTCACATCTGAATCAGATAACCCGACAGGTTCGTTGGTAGACTCTTCCTCCATGCCTGGAGCTTCGAAGTAACCTTGAGGCGCTTTCTCATCGACACGACGCATTGCTTCGAGAAACTCTGCACCAGTCATCTCATTAAGTTGTTCCATCGTCGCATCAGTTATACCATCACCAAGTAGTTCTTGGTTAGCTTGTATAAGTGTCTTTGCTGTAGCATCCTCTGGGAAGTATTCTTCAACAAAATCTTCCAAAGTTTCTAAGGTTTTAGATTCTTCTGTTACTACATCACTTTCTTCTTCAGTATCAGATTGATCTCCACCTAATTTTTTCTGAAGTTCTATGTATGCTGATTCTAATTCTTCAGCATCTTTATATTTACCAGCAAGAAGTTGTTGTTGTTCTTCTTCTAATTTTTCTCCTACTTCTAACGATTCTGCATCCCGTTGATCTTCAGCTTCAATGGTGTCAGGATCATTAGACGGATCATACGTCAGGTTGACTGCCATAATTCGTTACTGTTTCTAATTTTCCTAGACCTACTTTAGTCACCATACCACCGGGAGCTTCGATAGCTGCTTCACCTACCTTCTTTTCTTGTGCATATTTATTTGTATCAAAGGAGGTAGGTTTCGCTACCTCAGATGTATTGAATTTGGGTAGAGGTTTCATTTGTGTTTTAGGTTTCTGTGCCGGTATTCTTTTAGGTCTTGTCGGCGTGTTCTTAGGTTTACTCTGTGGCATCTTCGTCTAATGCATTAGGGTTTTTAGATGGATCAGCCATTGGTGCGTTGGCAAACTGACCCGCTTGCTTAGTTAACTCCATTTGTTGTGCAGATTCTTGTTGTTGCTGTGCTTCTTGATTACGTTCGTCCATAGACTTAACGAGATTCAAGACATCAATACCTTGAGCAGCAGCCAATCGTTTAATAGCTTCGTCAGCGTTTACGTATTGCACCATTGCTTCTGGTCCAAGAGTCTGAGAAATAGTTGTAATAAATTGAGTTAAACTTTCTCTATCTTG